ACGATGTCGACGTAAGCGACGTCGATCGGTGCAGTCACCGCTACCTCCCCGCTCTCTGCGTCACCGCAATGGCGGTGACGTCGGCGAAGCTGACTCCACCGGAGTTGAACCACGTCGGCGGTCGAATGCCGGTGCGAGTCTGCACCTCAGCGACCGCCGGCGCGATATCACGCTCAGCGACGCTAAGCTCACCGATGAGCTTCAAGTTGAGGTCGTTACGTAGGCGAACGTGCTCCTTAACTCGGTGCTCCACGATCGCCTCCTCAACTAGGTAGAAGTGCAGTAGGTCTAAGAAGTCTCCTGGGTCAAGTCGGCGGGGATAAGCTCCTCGAGCGAGGCACCAGCCGTTGAAGAGGTGCCACCGTCGTCGGTCTCCGATCCAGTGGAGGAGGTCGACGACGGCTTGGAAGGGCGGTCCGTGTAGACCTCCATCAACCACTTAACGATGTCCAGGAGTTGCGTGTAGTCAATCGGCTCGAAGTCGGGATCCTCACGCTCCTCATCCGTGGGCCGAAGACGTGCGATGAATGCGCCGTAGCTGGCCTTCCGCATTACGATCTTCATCAAGTTAGCGATCCTATCGATCGCCTCAGTCGACCGCGCCGCGGCGTCGCGTGCGTTCTCGACACTGGTGGGTTCCCCGTCCTCGAATCCCTTCGAGATCTCGCCGAGGTTGCGCGTAAGGTTTGCGAACTCGGCGAGCTGGTTGAGATCCAGCGCCTTGAAGCAGTCATACCGGATTTCATCGATCGTAAAGTCGACCGGCGGTCTCTTCTTCGAGAAGTCCCGCGTTTGCCGTCTCGGTTGCGTCACGTTAACTCCTAGCCCGTCGCCGTTACTGCGTCTAGTCAGACGGTAACACGAGTTTCGATACTCCTATGCAGGGTTCTTACTGTCGGCTGCGGAGAGTGCGTTCTTGAGAAACGGATTAGGTTTCATACCCTTCACGGACTTCGCGAACACGAAACCCTGGTACTTACCCTTCTTCGCCCCGTAGATCTTCGATCGAAAGACGAGAACCTTCGCCTGCTTCGGTCGAATCGGCGTGTGCTTCGGCCCGTAGATGCCGGTACCGTCGTGAACCCACGTCGCGTAGAGAACGTTCGTGCCGACCCGAACGGCAAGGTCCATTGGGCGCACCACAAGCTTTACAGTAATGCTAGCGCGTAGGTGACCTGTGTTAATGCGCCGTGGTCCCGATCCCGTAACTCCACTGAGGTTGCGGCGAGCGCGCGACTGAACACGTGCACCTCGCTTAAGTAGATCCTTAGCGACGCCGCCGACCGGACTCGTGAGGATCTTCTCCTCCACGGCCTTGTTGAACTTGTGAGTGACCTTCGCCGGCAACCGGTCACCTCCTAGACAAGCTCAAACTTAAAGATCAACTCTACGCCACCACAGTTGCCCTCTGGACCTACGAAGTTGGTGCGTCCCACGGTATACTTCTGAATTCTCTGAGTTCGCTTCAACTCTCGCAGGCAGCACGCCACACCGTTGCGTATGGCGAATGCGTCACCCTGCTGAACCAGCGCGGCGGCGCGCAACTTCGCGCATGTTGGCGGCTTTCCATTCGCGTCGAGTCCCGGCACGCACCGCGTCAACGACACAAGAACCTCAACGACTTGACCGAATGGACCGCAGTTGCCGTTGACAACTACGTCTGAGGCGTCAATCGGAAACGTCACAGTCGGGTAGATGCTCTGAATCGTCACCGCGAGCTGGCCGCAGTCGCAGCCGTCCCAAGCAATGTTGCCCGGAACGAGAAGACAGAGGCGCATGTTGACCGGGGTTCCACCCGACTCGGGCGTCGCCTGCAGCTCCTCGACGATGCACTGACCTACGCCGGTGACGATGACGGCAGCAGTCCAGGCTTCGATCATGACGTTCCCCAGGCTCGATGCTGTGGACCGTCGAGGTCATAAACCTGTGAGCGAGCCCTAAGGTGATTCGGATTGGCCGTCTTGATGAACAGATCACACATTCGTAGCTGAATGAACCCGGTGTTGAACAGCTCAGCGATGTTCGCTACAGTCATCGAGATGCCCTGTCGACTTATGTCCACTACTCCCTGCGGCAGCTGGCAGTCAAGACACAGCAGATACTTAATGATCTCAGCCGCGAGTTCACCTACCGCCAGCGATCCTAGGGCGGGAACCGGCTCACCGTACTGCGCGGTAACCGACCACGTACTAGGTTCCGTATCAGGCAGGTTCATGTCCTGGCAGAACGGCCAGAGGTTACCGCCGAGACGCACAAGCTTGCGGTAGTCGTCGACTCGATAGTCGGTGTCTGGCGTCAGTATGACGCCGTCGACCTTGACCTCGGTGATCCCAAATACCGGACCCGGTAGGGTAACCTGCTCCAAAGCGACGCACGAGCACGAGTCATCCGGGCACTGGCCGCAGGCGAGGTTGTACCACGTACCGTTCCACCAGTACGGCTGAGGATACGTGCCGAACTGCCACCACGAGCCCCACCTGAAGTCAGGCCAGCACGTCTGCCGACACGGCCGCAGCTTCACCTCACACACGCTAAAGCGCTGTGCGGTAAGGTGATATAGAATCTCAGATGCCGCGGCGACGGCGACACCACTTACCGCGGCGGCACCTGTCTCGAGCAGCACGTTGCACTCGCCACCTGGCCAGGTCGGCGTCCACGCCTGGCAGGGCCCCCAGCTGTACGTATCAGCCACTTGAACACCTCCCTGAGCCAAATCTATGCCGTCTGAGACACCCGTAGACGGGCAAACGCCGGCAGCTGCGGCGTTGCCGCTGGCCACCGGCGTTCAGCACCGTAGCTTACGTCAGCAGGAACGCGCCACACTGCGTCGGAACGGTGGGTGGCGACGTCGTAGTGATGTTCCAGAGCCAGTCGTCGATGTACGACGTCGTGTCGATCGCACCGGGAAGCCACGACGTACCGGTACCCGGACCGTCACCCCACAACGAGGACGGGAAGTTCGTCATCGCCTCAGCACTCAGCTCCAGGGGACCGTTCTCGATCGTGAACGAGCCGACCTTAGCGTTCCACACGTGTGGCCACGCCCAGTACACGTACCGCTGCGCGCCAGTGATCGGATCGCACTGACCTGGACCGCTCAGAGGTTGCCACGTCTCCAGCGAGAAGTGCGCCTCGGGGTTGTTGTAGCCGTAGGCACCACCCGTGCCGGTGACCGACGCCGCGAGTAGCAGACGTGAGCCAAAGATGATGACTGACGCGTCCGGGTCGAGAACGCAAAGCTGGAGTGTCAGGTTCGAGTTTACGTACTGGTTGGGACCCTGACGGTTGATGCACATCTTACCGTTGGCCTTCTTGGTGCGAATCTGATCGCCGTCCTCGTACTGCGGCTCGGATTGGACGCTGATGTAGCCGTCCGTCACGACCACCGCGCTCGAGGCGCCGGTGACCGGCGAGCCGCACACGTCGAGCTTGACTAGGCGAAGAACGGTACCCTGCGCAGCGGCACCACACTGAGCTACCATGATGTCTCCTACGTCGCAGAGTTCCAGGTCCCGGTGATGACGCCACCGAGGCTGACGGGTATCGCGAAGTGGCAGCAGTCCCACATCAACGTGAACCGCTGCTCGATGATGAGCACCGTGTCATTGGTGCTACGCCTGAGGATCTCACTCGGTCCCTGGTCGAGGAACAGCGGCTCGGACTGCAGCATCTTCACGCTGCCGGTCGCGTAGATCCACGTCGTTCCCGCCGTGGGAGTCGCGCCCGCCGGCGACGTGCCAGTGTAGCCGGGCGCGGGAATGATGACAGACCCAAGTGGCGTGATAAGTCGTGGACCCTTCTTCTCCATGAGGTGGTTCGACGCTAGGTGCGCCGCGACCCCACGCTGCATGTGAAGAAGAGGTGTGCCGCCGTAGCAGTCAGCCATTGCCTGCTCGAGCCGCCCGATGCCCTCGACGACGTCGACCGCGCCGGTGACTATGACGGTAGCCGCGGACTGAAGCGTGACTGTTGAGCCGCCGACGACCTCGGTGATCGCCGTGTCCTCGGCGAGGTGCTGCGACGTGTTGAAGTCGCCGCCGGACCAGAAGACGCGCTCGACGATCGTCTGCACGTTGTTGGTGTGAGCAGCCAGCGTCTGCGCTCGCAGCTCCTCCATGCCTAGACCAACCAGAGAGCAGTCGACCCAGGTGTACACGGCGAACGTGTTGGAGGCTCGGTTGTTCAGCGAGCCGGTCGAGACCTTCGCGGCGCCCGTGCCAGTGACGCACTCCGTGGTCGTCTGCAACGGAAACGAGCAGATGTCCGGCGTGAACTGAACGCCCAACTTCTGGTGACCTCGGAACGGGTGTGGTCCGTCTACCGCGTCACGGAGTCGGTACAGCAGAGGCTCGAACTTCGGCGGGGTTACCCAGTCGCGGCTACTTACCACCGGTCATCCCTCCTCTCCTATACCGGTTCGCTGGGAAGTGGTGAGCAAGGCTTAGACACCGCACTCCACGAGGTCGGCCGCGCCGGTCGTACCGTCCGGGCAGATGTTGACCGTCAACCTGCGTACCTCGTGGCCCGGGTTGAACATCAGCCAGCACTCCTCCATCCACTCCGCGGTGAAGTCGTTGGTCTGGTTGAGGACCGAGTCGCGGATGATGCCGAGGTCGAGGCGCAGACCCGTGCCGAGCACGACGGTGCCGGGTGCGTAGAGCATGAACTCGACGGTGGTCGGCCACGCAGTGGGAATCGTGCCGGGAACGCCCGGGAAGCCCGCGGTACGCTCCTGGTAGTCGGCGACCCACTGAATGCGAACATTGATCGCGTCGAACAGCGACATCAGGTAGGCGTCAGTCGCCGCCAGCATGTCGGTACCCGAGCCCATGCGCCTCCGCAGGTCGGATCGCATCGGACCACGGAGCCAGCGGGGCGCCACAACCTCAAGAACCGCGTCCTGGCACATCGAGTACCGCGACCGGTAATCCGTCGCCTGCAGCTCGAGCGCGCCGAGCACGTTGGCGACGACGCCAGCGCCCGCCGAGCCGTTGGTGACGGTGAACGAGGCGCCGAATGCCCTAAGCTCATTGATGCGCGCTCGGTTGATCTTGCGGAAGTGGGAGACCATCACGAGACGCGTGTGATTCGCGATGAGTTCGGGGTATGCATCGTTGGTCAGGTTGCCAACCGTGAGGCAAATGCCGTCACAGTGAAGACGTGCCTCGTTGAAGCCGGGGCACGGAACGCGGCCGCAGGTCTTGATGCCGGACTGCGCGGTACCGGTGACGGCCGCGATGTCCTGCGTCTCCGTCCACGACCAGAGCGCGCCGCCGAGCACGACGTCAGCGAACGACGGCGAGGTGGGCCAGCGGATGCCGCCGCGGTTGATGCCGACGGTCGGCAGGTCGAGCGCGCCGTCCTCACAGACGATGTTGAAGAAGTCGTACGAGATCTCGGACGGGGAGCACCAGCCGCCGGCCGCGACGAGGATGTCCGGGTTCGCAGCTGCCGTCATGACGGCGTTGAACTCGGCCAGCGTCGAGTCCGGACCAAGTGTGAACTTGTGGTCACGGATCAGTGAGGCGATCGGGATGCGCGGCGCGTCGAGGCCCCGCTGCGTGATCGGCATGTGCTGCGCTCGCGCGGTCATCGCCGCCACGAGCTCCTCCATGCCGTCGAGCTTCTGACCCGCGGCGAAACCTGGAATGTCGGACGACGCAGTTAGAACGGGTTCGGCACGCGGAGCCGCAACGGCGGGCGCCTGACGCTGTGCGTCAGCCAGCGACGGGTTGCGGAAGTTACCCATCGGCCGAGGCTGCGTTGTCGCACCGCCAACGTTGGCAGCCGCGGTGACCGGCTCAGGAGTCGGCTCAGGCGCGGGCTCGGGCTCCGGCGTCGACTCGACGCGCAGCTCGTCCATCAGGGCTTTAGCCGCGGTCTTCTTGTCAGTCGCCGCGGTAACCGCGGTCGCACGTCGCGTCTGCTCGAGCTTGACACGCTTGATGTCGCCGGCCAAGGTGGCCATCTCGTCAGCCTCGGCAGCCTGCGTCGCTACGTCCGCGGTGTCACTCGCGAAGAGTGTGTCGAACCGCGTGTTTGCGGCCTCGACGAACTGATTGAGCTGCTCAACGCTGAGGGCTGTAATGTCCTCAGGGAGGCTCGGAGTCTGCTGCTCAGGCACAGGACAACCCTCTCATGTGTGCTTTAAAGCTGGTGACCTGGCCCGTCGATTGCGATACTACCTGACACTAAGCTACTTGTAAAAATTCCTACTCCGAGTTGGCGTTGCCAATCGCGTTCTGTGCCGACCGTGCGTATGTCTCGGCTTCGCGAACCGTGTCTGCCTCGAGCTGAGCCAGCGCGATTCGCGCGTCGGCCTCATCTTGCGCAGCCTGGATACTGGTGACCTGGCTAGGTCGAGTGCGACCGCATCCACACATCTCTACCTCCCGAGTGACTTAGCCAGCTCCCGCTTACGCGACGCTGGATCACGACCGATGCTCTCTGCCAGCGCCTGCTTCGTGGAGCGCACCAGGTGATACATATCGAAGCTGGCAGCCACGGGTGTGTCGGTGAAGTTAACCGGCACGGACGCCGCGGTGATGACGCCGTCATTGTACAGCACACTTGCCTTCGTCCTAGCGAGGGGGAAGCCGGGAACAGGCACGAGGTGTGCCGCGATGAACTCACGGATTCCCGCGCGATCGGGATGTGGCTGCACATCCAGGGACAGGGCGCAGCCGAGCGCCTGCGCAACCTGACTTGGATCGGCCCCCGGGTTCAGCGCGCCTCCGACCCAGATGGCGCCGTCACGCGCGTAGCCGACCCGGACGTTAGCCAGTACCGAGCACGAGTTGTCGTAGTGCTCGATGCGATCGTTGAGGGTACCGTAGTTCTGCGTCGCCGCGTGGCCGCAGCTCGCGGTGATGACGCCTGTGACGACGCGACCGCCACCCTCGACGATCGTCTCACCCTTAAGGAAGCGACTAAAGTCGAGGTTGCGCGGTACCTTGGTCTTGACGCTGCGGTGAGTTGTGTCGGCTGGGGCGACCACACCAAAGACGCGTCCCTCGTCAGTGATGGTCAGCGCGCCGGTCGACACGACGTCTGTGGGTTCATTAAACCAGTGAGCAGGTGGTAGGTTCGGGATCGTGATCGTGTGCGACGACGCCGTCAGAACCGTCGAGTCGCAGCCGCAGTTCTCATCCTCAACCGCGAGAGTCGCCGACGCCTTCAGGGCACCGGTGAACTTCAACTTCGCCTCGACGAACGCAGGGAACGGAACCAGAGTCGCACCACGCACGCGACCGCGGTGAAAGATCGTAGTTTCGGGCTTGGCGAACGGGTTGCCGCCGTCCTCGGCGTCGGCGAAGACCAGCTCGACGTCCGCATCCTTGACCTTGTCCACGTCGACGGAGACGCCGCCAACGTTCATCGTGTTTCGAATACCCTCACCGTGTTCACCTGCGAGTGACGCGCCGAAGATGTTGCCCCAGCCGTGAATCTCATTGGCGTAACGCGCAATGTGAGTAATCTCGCCAACCGTTACGGATCCGTTGTGACCACCGATGTTCGTCGGCTGGTACTGCAGCGGCATCGGAAGCTCAGCCCAGTCGAGGCTGCCCATGCCGAACAGTCGACTGTCGCCGGACTCGACGCCCTCTACGCCAAGCACACCCTCCCAAGGTTCATCGGCGTAGGTCTGCATTTCCTCAACCTTCTTTTTCTTACTGGCGGCAGTCAGCGCGAAGTCATTGCTGCCGTACAGTCGCCGAAGCTTCTTGAGTTCGGCACTCTCCGTGCCGCTCAATCCCTGGTCACTGTCTGCCTGATCCTCAAGCTCGTGCATACGAGTAATGTTCTCAGCACGTGTTGGGCCATCTTCCTCGTCATAGTCGTTACTTCTACGATTAAGAAGTGGGTCATCATTCGCTATCGGAGGTCCCGGCTTATACTTCGCACGTCCCTCACGCGACAGTCGACTCTTCGTAGCTTCAAACTGATCAGGTGTGACGTCTAGCATGCCCTTCAGTGGGTTATCGACGAATTTTCCGTCTTTACCGTGTCGATGACCGTGATCATCCACGATGTCGAACGCCTCCATCACCGACCACCCATCAGGCAAGTTACCCGTAGCTTTGAGTTCACGTGCGCGCTTCTTGATGAATGCCAGGGCGCGACCACGGTCCTTCGCTCGTCCGATCGCCTGAATGGCGTCACTTAGGTCCTTCGTGTTGCGGATCGGGTATGAACCGTCGGGAAGCGCCTTACCTTCCTGCGCGAGGCGCTCGCGCTCCTCCTGGCTAATGTCCGCGAAGTAGATCAGCTCAGAGCCGCTCTCCACACCCTTCTCCGCGGGCCACTCACCCGTCGCAGCTTTGTGATACTCGGCGCACAGTCCCTGCGGCCGCGAGACGTGCCTGCCGAGCTGCGCCACGCAGCGTGCGAACGAGCCGTCGGTGCCCCACCCGATCTTGATTGCGCCCGGGCCGTGAACCCAGTAGTTGCGCAGGTCGTGCCCGCCACCCGGCACGTTGACGTCACGTTCACGCGCGAGCTCCAACTCGATGTCGTCACTCATCTTAACTACCTCCGACCGCGGCGCGGTACGCGTCGCCGAGCTGGGCGTACTGCTTAGGTGTGAGGCGCGAGTCGTACTGCACCTCATCGAACGAGTTCTCCGCGGGCTCCGGGTCCTCGAGCGAGTTCTCGTCGACCTCGGCGCGCGGCTCCCAGCCGAAGTCGCGGAAGCGCGCGACGGTCTGGCCGAGCGTCGCACGACCCTCGACTAGGGCATCAATCATGTCTGTGACCACTGACACTACACCGCACCTTCCTTCGACACCAGCTTAGCAGGTTGACCGTCAACGTCGTTGCTATACACAGCCCAGTTGTCGAAGGCGTTCGCGTTGCGCAGCGACGAGAATCCGTGACGTGTGTCGGCCGAGGTCATCGCGTTCTGAATGTTCGCGGGAACAAATCGGCCACCCAGGCCGTGTCCGCCGAGCCAGCTCTGCAGGTCCTGCCGGTAGCGCTGCGCGACGCGCCGGCGAGAGGTCTCGTCGGAGACGTCGACGAAGATGCCGTCGACCCGCTTGTAGCCCGCCTCATCCATGCGCTTCACACGGCTGAAGACGAGCCCAGGGTTGGCCATCGTGCCGTCGAAGATGATGTTCTTACGATCATGAAACGCGCGGTCGGCCAGCATGTCCGCGATCCGGACCGACTCACGGTGAACCAGCGTCGACCTCTCCATCGGCGAGAAGTCACCTGGCAGGTCCGGTACGAGGCCGCGCCGCGCCAACTCCTCCTTGATCTCATCCGGATCGATCTTGAGAAACTGGCTGAGGTCGACTCCCGCCTGCTGCGTGATGACGGTCGACTTTCCGGCGCCGGCGTTGCCGCCGAGCAGAATCGCCCGACCACCGTTCGGCACGTCGGCGGCCTTGGCGTAGAAGTCGTCAACGATCTCACGGTGAATCGCGTCACGTTCACGACTCCAGACGCCGTTCTTATCTTGGTGCGTGAAGTTGGTACCGCTGTAGCGGTTCTTGTAGAGAGTCGACTCCAGCGCATGAACACGCTTCGCCAGATTCACGTCGCTGATAACGCGGAAGCCCTTGTACGGATTGTGGTCCTGCTGGTTGTGTTGCCCGGGAAGGTGGAACTCCTCCAGCGCAGCGGCCGTCAGCGACCCGAGCGACACGTCGACATTCTCTCCCCCGAAGGCGACACGCACACGGTCGAACGTCACGGGACCGACGCGCTCAGCGGCCCGCGTGAACAGCTCGTGCGGGTGCTCGGAGTACGCCAGCGTCACGTGCGGTATCCACGGGCTGTGGTTCTCAGCAATCGTGTAGTCGTCCGACTCTCGTACCTCGTCGAAGACGTTGTCGTGAAGCTGCTCGAGCTCCGCGCCGCCGTTCCCGACGCCGAGCACCAGGGCGGGCTCGTCACCCGTCGGGTTGAAGACGTTGATCGCGAACGCCTGCGCCTGGATCGGTCCGAGGCCGCTGGCAGCGTTCCGGACGACTCCTAGGATCTGATCCCGCTGGTCAGGCGTGAAGTTTGCCGCGTCCCCGAGATAGACCAGCGTCAGGTGCAGCTGATCGGGGTCCTCGAAGCCGTCCAGCGCCAGTCGACGCGCGTCCTCCTCGGTCGGCACCAACGCGATCATTGCGCCGTCGTGCGTGTCAGCGGCCGCTACTGTGATCTTCGGTACGCCGAAGGTGTTCGTGTCGGCGCCCACGAGGAACGCAACTGCCTCAGCCTCAGTGAAGCCGGGCTCGTCGTCGATTAGCTCGAACTGGACGTTAGTCGGGTCACTCAGCGGGGTCGTCACGGCTCCACCCTCAATCTTACCTTCGCGCCAGAGCTGTACAACGGCTGAACGCTGAGCACACGGTATCGAAGTCCCGCCGCGAGCAGCATCTCATACTCCGACTTGTGTTTACTGATGTTCCCGTAACCGCCGACGTATGCCGCTGGGGTACCCTCTGGAACCTCAATAGTGATCTCAACGTTGCCGGACCACGTTCCCTTCTCGACGCTAGTAGATAGGAACCCCTTGTCCTGAAAGACCTTACCCTCAAACTTCTTAATGTCGTTAAACGTTGCGGCGTCCGTAAGACCGGGAAACTGTGATGCATCGGTCTTCCGATAGACGATAATGTCACGTGTAATCGGCCTCATTGCGTCCTGAGCATGCTGCGCGCTTCGCGCAGCGGAGAGGTTTAGGCTCGACTCCGACGTCTTAAGGCCGCGAAGAACGCCATTCATCTCCTTGTATGAATCTCCCGTGTACTTAATCAGTGCAGATCTCTGAGAAGACGTCCACTCAGTATCCGGTGTACCGGTCATAGTCTTCTGCATAAACTGCGCTTCGGAGTCGGAGATCGGCTCAAACGTCACATTTTTCGTGTGAGGTACACCAAGTTCACTTGGGTTCTTGACCTTCGCCAGAAGCGTCTGTAGACCTAATCCCGGAACGGTTGAGCCGGACGGCGTCGTTACGGTTGACGAGTTCAGGACCTTCGTCGCGGTGCTCTTACCTGACGGCGTCTGGAGCCAGTCGAGAATTTTCTTCTCGTATGCGTTCTTATTTCCACCCACGGTGTACTTTGACGCACGCTCATCAATGACCTTGAGTGCTTGTAGAAGGTTAAGCTTGTCGAGCGGGTAACTCGCGTTGTGCGCCTCGACAGCCTTGTGCAACTTCTTAAAGATGTTGGCGGGCTGTGAACTTAGGGTCGTCGGCGTACCGCCATACTTGAAGGTCTGCCAGATGGAGTTTTTCTGCGTGTCCGCGAGTAGCGGTGGTGTGCCGTGCATCGCCTGCAGCTGCGCCGCGTCGAACTTAGAGGGCGCGGTCGGCTTCTTTGGTGGTGTTGGTAGCGCGGGCGCTGACAGCGTCGGCACCGCGGGTGTCGGCGTACCGGAGACGCTCGGTCCAAAGCCGCTGGTGCCGAGCGCCGACGCGCCGGGTGGCGGCGTTACCCAGTCCGTGTCACCGCTAAACTTCTTGTAGGCCTCACCCTTTCCGTAGCCCGCGAAGTTAGTCCACGTACCATCACTCATTTGTGTCTGAAGAATGAACTTCTTGTTAGACTCTCTCCACACGAGTCTCATTTTCAAGCCATTAAGTGAGTTAGTTTTCTCCGCGATAACCGCGCCGTCGGGATAAGACTGCTTATAGATCGCGTTCGTGTTCAATTTGATTGGGACGCCGCCCTTACCGCCGAGCGTGCCGGTGGACTTCAGGGTCGACGTGGTCGAGTTCGCGGGACTCGGCAGAGCTGACGTACTCGGCGGCGCGGTAGTCGTCAGCGCGGCGGTCTTACCGGGGATACCCTTAGAACTGATGTCCTTCGGTCCCTGCTTACTCGCGGGCACGACGGTCAGCGTGACGACCTGTTCGGTGTGATCGCCGTACAGCGCCTTGTCGGAGGCGGTCGCGGCACGAACCTCGTTCACGTGAAAGTTTGTACCGGCGCCGAGAATGAACTCGTTCTCGTGGCTGTAGCCGGGAGTGGCGCTGCTGACGTAGACGCCTGGCGTACCCTCGGGTGCATTAATGATGACCTTGATCGGCTTCTTCGCGTAGTCGAAGCTAATGTTCGTCGGCGCCACGACGCTGGTCGACACGAAGCCGCGGTCAGTGATCTTCGTACCCTCGAGCTTCTTCAGCTTATCGGTCGAGATCTTCATCGTCTCGAAGCCGAACTGCTGCGCACCCGTGCCGCGGTGCAGCTTAATGTTCCTCGTCAGCGGCGTCATGGCGCCCTGCAGCGTCGCCGCGGACGTGGCGGCCTGCGCCAACTGTGAGTCACTGAACAGTTTAAGCCGAGTCTCGTCGTTGCGCAAAACGCCGTTCATCGACTGGTAGCCGGTCTTCGTCGTATAGAAGCTGACGGCCGACTTCTCCGCAGGTGTCCACTGCTTCTTACCCGATAGAAGAAGCATGTCGTGCTGCAACTTATTCATTTCGTCGGTCGTGACGTCGCTAAACGACTTCTGTGAGACCTTAGGTTGGCTAATGTCGCCGACAAACTTCGTCGCACTGTGCGCCGAGAGGTGATGATTGTAGCCGTGTGGTGGTGGAGTCGACGGCGTGGGTGGCGGTGGCGGAGGTAGTGGCGGAATCGACTTAGTGCCGGCCGTGTTAGTCGCGGTAGGCTTAAGCTTACCATTGTCGATGAGCTTCTGAACCTCGTCCTCGAGCAGCTCATTGCCCTTGAAGTTGACGAGTCCTGCCCAAATGCCGTAGCCACCTGCGCCGTCAGGACCACCGAAGTCAGGCGAGTCCAGCGAGTACACCGCGGCGCCTGAGCCGTCGTTGAAGTACTTAATCCAGGCAATCTGCTTACCGTCGGCGTTGAACGCGGGCGACATGAACTGCGGTCCAGAAATGTCATCCGGGTCGACCTTGACCTTCGAGGTCGCCTTCGGCGCCGGACTTAGCGGTGGAGCACTGCCCGACTTAAGGCTGTCCATAAACGCAACGAGGTTGCTCCACTTACCCATGGCTTTCAGCGTTGCGGTCTTCTTCTCTGCGACTGCCTTTGCCGCGGGTGACATTGAGTCCCACTTGGCCTGATCGACCTCGAGCGCGGCCCAGCTCGCGAAGTCGCCGTTAGTCATGTTAGTGAGCTTGTCCACCAGTGCGGCGTCGCTGTCGTTAGACGCGTCGATCGTGTGCCACGTCGAGATCTGGGTACTAGCCGAACCCATGCCAAACGTCGTGGCGTTGTACGCACCCGCCTCGACGAGCTTCTTGTCGTTGTCAGAGAGCTTGTCCCAGACGTCCTTCTTGCCCTCGAGGTTCTTCGCGAACCACGCGTCGAACGCCAGCGGCGCGGTCGCTCCACCGGGTGGGAAGTTAAGACTGGCCAGCGTGACGGGTGCGTTCGGGTCGGGTGCGGTGGGTTCGAAGCCGGGCATAACCTGCTTACCCGACGACGCCGCCCAGTTTGGGTCATGCTCCAGGTACGTCTGCAGCTGCCCCTGGTCATACGTCGCGACCGCGAGCCAGCCGGGTCCCATCTGCGTCTGGCGCACGAACTGCTTCTTATCGTCATTCCAGACGATGCGCTGCGGGTTGCCGTACAGCGGGTTGCTCTTCTCGGCGATCAGCGCGCCGTGCGCGAACTTCTGGCTAAGGTCGATTCCGATCTTCTCCGCCGGCGACTTGACCGTCAGCGTGGCGGAGCCGGGCACCACCCAGTCGCTCTCCTTCGAGAACTTCTTATAGGCTTCACCCTTCCCATAGCCCGTGAGCGGCACCCACGTCGCGCCGTTGAGCTTGTACACGACGAACTTCTTCGTGTTCTCGTTCCAGCGAAGCTGCCACTCGCCCTTCGCATCGGCCTTCTCCGCCACAACCGCCATGTGTGCGTACTTCTGCTTATAGATGACGTTTGTGTTGATGTGAATCGGCTTGCCGGTAGGCTTCTTAGGATTTAGCTTAGGTGCTGGCGTAGGCATTCCACCGCCGGCAGCTGCCTCAGCCTCAGCTACAGCCTCCTTTACGTCCTTCCAGTTACCACCGTGAAGTTTCTTTTCGAGCTCACCGATCGTCAACTTTTCGGAAACGTTCATCCACTTACCGGAGATCAGCTTCTGAACGTAGTACCCAGAGCCGCTTTTTTGTATGCGCTTTCCTGAACTCTCGTTAACGCCGAGAAGTAGGGTACCATTCGACGTTGCACTTTGAACAATCTCTAGGAGCTTAGGTACGCTTACCATCTTTTCGGCAAACTGTCCGTGAGCATCACGAGGGTGCTTTGCCTCGTCGGCGTCGGTCCACTTCTTGGCGGCAGTTAACGTCTCGGAATCGTCATCACTAAAGACAAACTCTACGGTGCAGCGGCACTGAATGACGTTGTCGGCGCGGCCGTTCGGGTCGCCGGGAAACTGCAGGTACTCGCCGCCGACGCTGAACGCCTGGTTGAGGCCGACGGTCTGGCCGTCGGCGAGCCGATGCTCCGGTCGTGTGCGCTCATCATCGGTGGCCAGCCAGCGCTTAGAGCACTCGGCGTCTGTAAAGCCGCCGAGCTGCGCCTGCGCCACTGACGCGGCGTTCGCGGCGGAGATCACCTCCGTCTTTGCAATGACCAGCGCACGCTTCTCGCCGATGTCCTTCGCCACGTTGCGAACCCGCGCGGCGAGCTGGTGCGTCGTCTCGCCCGCCTCATAGCCCTCGGCCAGCGTGTCTTTGATCGAGTTCCAGATCAGGTTGCCAACGTTCTTTAGTCGATTCACCGCGGCACGAAGGTAGTCCTCAGCGGTCAGCGGGTCGATCGGCAAGGTGTCAACGTGCAAGGTGTCGCCGACGAAGCTCCAGGTCTGCTGCGCCGCGGCGGTGTACGTCTCAAGGAGAAACGGGTACAGCACGGCATCCACGTAGCTGGACCACGTGTCGGGCGCGGCGCTCAGCTCGACGGGGGCCAAGGTGGCGACTCCGGCCACGGCCGCGGTGGTCGAAATGCTCGGCACCGGTCCAGCCGCCGCGGTAACCAGGGGGTTAAGGCTGACGGCTCTGAAGGCGGCACGGATGCCGTTCCGCGCGAGGCCCTCCATGACCTGCTCGCGTGTTTCAAGCTGCGACATGGATAGACCAGCTACATGCCTCATCCAGCGCCTCCTCGTGGTCGAGAGGGCTGCTGGGGTTCGGCGACCGACGAGCTCGTCAGCGACGGGCCAGCGTTACCGCTCCGCCCGCCGGCCGCCTGGTCTGGGTTGGGCTTAGGCTGCTCGAGCCGCTGGGGCTGGCCGGCGAGCTGCGCCTTGGCCAACTGCTCCGCCTGCTGAACCGTCTGCTCGGGCGGCTTCTCATCGGGAAACAGCTTGTAGAACGAGTCGGGAATTGGAAGACCCTGGGCCGCCAGGCCGACCAGAATCTGCTTCTTAAGTTCCTGGTCATCGGGTTTGTCGGCGTCGTCCAAGCCGATGCTCTTGAGGTATGCCTCATCGGAGATCGAGTTTCGACCGCGTGCGTCCCGCGCGTTCTCGGAGTTGTCGGGATCTGCCGTTAGGTCGGAGATGTCGTACCAGACGACGTACCGACCCTTGCCGTCCGGTGTCGTGATACTGCCGCCACCCGCGGTCAGCATCGGCCAGAGAAACACCTCAGTCAAGCCGCCGACGAGCAGCTCCATCGTGCTGCCGAAGTAGTACTTGACGTTGTCGGCGCTGTCGAGGTAGGCGTTCCAGTGGTTAAGGTCGCCCTTACCCTCCATTGCCTCAGGAGGTGCGGGAAGTTGACGCGCCAAGCTTTCAACGGCCGCGCGACGCGCATCGATAACCTTCTCGTCGACGCCGTTCGCGATAATGAGGTGCTGAAACTTATCGATGAACTCCGACTTAACGCGCAGCGGTACCGGCATCGCACTGCCCGGACTACCCGGGTCGCGAATGCCACGTTGGCCGATGGCGACAAGCTCGGCGATGAACGGGTCTGGCGCGTCCTTGAACTGCGGGTTGACCGGAAACGTGATTTCCTCCGGAATGAGGAGAAAGCCGTTGAAGACCAGTCGAGAGAGCAGCGTCGCGACAATGTGTCGGTTGTACAGGTCAACCTGGCGCAGCGTCGTCAACGCGTTCCGTGACCAACTGGTGACATTGAAGTCGAGCTCGTCGTCAGGTCGGAAGATGCGCGCCACGAGACTCTGCGGTCCGAGCGGTCTCCAGCGGTCCGGCTCGTCGAGAACGTCGAAACCCGTCAGAACCTCACCGTAGGCATTCTTTAGTGGTCGACCCTGCGCGTCTCTCAGCGGCTGCGTAGAGCGCCTGACCTGCTTCGCCGACTTAACGTCGTAGACTCGCCGACCCCCCTGGTTTAACTTGTCTTCGGCGATGAAGAAGCCGACGCCGGGAATGCCGAGGTGTCGACCCCACTTAAAGAGGTACTGCGTCTCACCACCTTTAGCGTTGTTGACGAGATCCTGCACCAGCTCGGCGGCGGGACCTTCGGTAATCGGCTCAGGCTCCCTAAGACCGTCATCGTAGCGCTGGATTCCCGCCACTAGGTGCATTCGACTAATGCCCGACGCGTACCAATCCATCACGCTGCCGTACTCACCGACGCTACGCGAGTACTCCCAGAGTTCATCCTGCCAGCTCCGGTAGTTCAGAGCGTAGGACTCGCGGTTGACGCCCTGCAGCGACTGTGCTGACGCGACGAGGATCTGCCGCTCGTGCTCGCTGAGCTCCAGCAGCGCGCGCTGCTCGGCCAGCGCTCCCCCGCGGGGTCGTGTGCGGTTCGCCGGCAGGTCAGCCACGGTTAGCTCCGATCACGGTTAACGCACGACTCGGCGGTGACGCTCCAGCCCGTCGCGTACGACGCCGTCAGCGCGACCAGCACCCACAGCATAGTCTCGGGCCAACGGTACGTCAGGTACGTCAAGCCGCCGCCGACCCACACAGACATGCACCAGTCGCACTCCCAGAGGTACGCCAGCGACGACATCACGAGGTTGGTCTGCCTACCCCCGATCGCGATCTTGCGTTCCGCACCCTTCGCGTCGGCCCAGGCGCCCCACCGTTGGATGAACGCCTCGCGCGGAACACCGATTAGTGGAATCTTGTCGCGCGTTACGAGCCTCGTTCCGCGCGCCGTCGCCGGCAGCAGCAGAACGATGAGTAGCACGAGGTTGGGGAGAGAGAGCGACACAGAGAGATACTACAACGGAGAGACGGAAAAGCCGCCTGGCCGGTGTTGGCCAGGCGGCTCTCTTAAGGCTGGGGCAACTTCTCTCGGAGCGGTCGCACCCAGCTTTTAAGTTATTTTCTCTACGTTGCTCAGGCCTTCGGCTTAAGCAGCTCCGCAATGCAGGAGTCGACCCAGACCGTCTCCGCCGGTGAGGCCTGCGGAATCACGGAGTACGTGTCCGCGAGGAACTTCGTCACGAACTCCCGCGACAGTCGAATCATCGGATTGATCGACTCACCTGTGCTGAGCACAACGGGCGGGAACTTGAACGTCATGATGTAGCCGTAACGCTTGCTAATGCGCAGTACGGTCTCACCCAGTGAGAGCGACGTGCCGAGCATCGCGTCCTGCAGCCACTCAGCGACGTAGTCGCGCGAGAACCACATCGTCAGCGTGCGAATGTTGTCTGGGTCGGCGGCCTCACCGTACCTGAAGCTCATGCCGAATGCGAGCGGGTTGTCCGTGTTGTAGATGAACGTGACCAGTGCCTGGCCGTGGTCG